AAGTTTGTAGAGTACAATATCATTGACGTTGAACTTGTAGACCGATTGGAAAGCAAGATGAAACTTATTGAACTTGCTGTAACCATGGCTTATGAAGCAAAGGTTAATTATAATGATGTTTTCTATCAGGTTCGCATGTGGGACAACATTATATACAATTACTTAAAAGATAAGAATGTAGTTATTCCACCAAAAGTACGTTCTGATAAGAATGATAAGTATGCAGGTGCATATGTGAAGGAACCAATTCCTGGTGTATATGATTGGGTGGTCTCCTTTGACCTTAACTCTCTGTATCCTCACCTTATCATGCAATATAACATCTCTCCAGAAACTATTTTGGATGAGAGGCACCCTAACGTCAACGTGGATAAGATCTTGAATGAAGAGGTTGCTTTTGAAATGTACAAAGATAATGCAATCTGTGCTAATGGTGCAATGTATCGAAAGGATGTAAAAGGTTTTCTACCAGAATTGATGGAGAAGATGTATGGAGACCGTGTTATTTTCAAGAAAAAAATGCTTGCAGCCAAACAGCAGTATGAGAAGACGCCTAGTGTTGCACTTGAAAAAGAAATCTCTAGATGCAACAACATTCAAATGGCAAAGAAGATTTCTCTTAACTCTGCTTATGGTGCTATTGGTAATCAATACTTCAGGTATTACAAACTAGCAAATGCAGAGGCAATTACTTTGTCTGGTCAGGTATCAATTCGTTGGATTGAGATGAGAATGAATGCATATCTAAATAAACTATTGCAAACGGAAGGGGTCGATTATGTTATCGCATCCGATACCGATTCAATCTATCTTAATCTTGGACCTCTTGTTACTAAATTTTTTGGTAATATCTCTGACGATAAAACAAAGATTGTTGGAATACTTGATAAGATCTGTGAAGACAAGTTGGAACCATTCATCGAACAATCTTATCAGAATCTTGCGGATTACGTTTCGGCGTATGAACAGAAAATGTTCATGAAGCGTGAGAATATCGCTGATCGTGGTATTTGGACTGCAAAGAAGAGGTATATTCTTAACGTATGGGACAGCGAAGGTGTTCGTTATGAAGATCCTAAACTAAAGATTATGGGACTTGAGGCTGTTAAGTCCTCTACTCCCGCCCCTTGTCGTAAGATGATTAAGGATGCTCTTAAGATCATTCTTAATGGAACAGAAGATGAGGTTATTGAGTTTATTGAAAAATGTAGGAAAGATTTTAAGTCTCTTCCTCCAGAAGAAATTGCATTCCCAAGAACAGCATCTGACGTTAAAAAGTATGCTTCATCTTCGGACATTTATACAAAAGGAACTCCTATTCATATTAGAGGATCACTGTTGTTTAATCACTATGTAAAACAAAACAAACTTGATAACAAGTATTCTCTTATCAATAATGGTGAAAAGATTAAGTTCATATACATGAAAAAACCAAATCCAATTCATGAAAATGTCTTATCTTTTATTCAAGAGTTTCCTCATGAATTGAATTTAACCAAGTATGTTGATCATGAACTTCAGTTTGATAAGAGTTTCTTAGAACCTCTTAAGTCTATCCTTGATGCTATTGGATGGAGTGTTGAAAAGAAAATCAGTCTTGATTCTTTCTTTGCTTAGTGCTATTATTTTTTTACTGTGGGAGTTATTATGGAATTTAAAGGAGAGTTTGTTAGACCCTTCGGACCAACAATATTAGAATCTGATTGTCCAGAATTTATCGTTGATGCAGTTAATGAGTATACTGACGAAATTTTAAAAGATGATAATCTTAGAAAAAAATATGGAAACTTTTGTGATGGAGATTTTGCAAATCTTCTTGGGAGGAATTTAGAAAATATTTTTTTAGACTTTGATTTTATAAATGAAATTGGATTGACTGATTATCTGGAATATCTTGGTAATGAATATATATCTGAATTGATGGATGCTGGAGCATATGAATCTTTACCTAGAAATGGAGAAGACATAGAAATGAAACTTCAAGATACTCAATCTCAGAGTGGTACTAATTGTGCTGATGTATGGGTAAACATTTATAATGAGAATGACTTTACTCCATATCATGAACATGGTGGGTTGATATCTGGAGTTCTAGTTTTAGAACATCCCAAAGAAATTGATGAGTATGATAGTATTCATACATTTGGAAAAGTAAATTTTATACACGGAGAAAATACAGAATATCAAAGCCACGAATATTTTCCCACAATGTATACAGGAAAGACTTTAATATTTCCTGCAAATCTTCCTCACATTTATTATCCACATCGTATTCCTGGAAAAACAAGAAAAACTTTAAGTTTTAATTTAAATGTATACGAATGAAAAAATACCTTTGATTATATCTTTCCTATTGTGTCTTCTCTTTGCAGTTGCTATAATAGTTGCAGGATATATTCACGGTCATATGAGCATATCTGCAGTTTTTAAGAATTTTTAACATGGACTTTTTAAAAGATATTGTAAAAGAAATTGGTGATGAATACACAAAACTCGCATCCGATATTGACGACTCTGAAGAATTTGTTGATACGGGTTCGTACATTTTTAACGGACTTGTTTCAGGGTCTATATTTGGTGGCGTATCTGGGAATAAGATTACTGCCATTGCTGGTGAGTCTTCTACTGGAAAAACGTTCTTTTCCCTGGCTGTTGTTAAAAATTTTCTTGATAGCAATCCCACTGGGTACTGTTTATATTTTGATACAGAGGCTGCAGTTAACAAGCAATTGCTAGAAAGTCGTGGTATTGATATGGATCGCCTTGTAGTGGTCAATGTCGTGACTATTGAAGACTTCCGTAGTAAAGCACTGAGAGCAGTGGATATGTATCTCAAAACACCTGAGGATGATCGCAATCCTTGTATGTTTGTGTTAGACTCTTTAGGAATGCTCTCTACCGAAAAAGAGATTACAGACGCGCTCAACGACAAACAAGTCCGCGACATGACTAAATCTCAACTCGTTAAAGGTGCATTCCGTATGCTTACCCTCAAACTGGGTCAGGCAAAAATCCCCATGATCGTTACCAACCATACCTACGATGTTATTGGAGCTTATGTACCTACAAAGGAAATGGGTGGAGGCAGTGGACTCAAGTATGCTGCATCTACAATCATCTATCTCACAAAGAAAAAAGAAAAGGATGGAACGTCGGTCGTCGGAAACCTTATCAAGGCTAAGACTGCTAAGTCGCGTTTAAGTAAGGAGAACAAAGATGTTACGGTGCGCCTGTATTACGATGAGCGTGGTCTTGATCGATATTATGGTCTTCTTGAACTGGGTGAATTGGGAGGTCTCTGGAAAAATGTTGCAGGTCGTTATGAAATGACTGTTGACGGAGAGACTAAAAAAGTATATGCTAAGGCAATTCTTAAAGATCCTGAAGTTTACTTTACTCCTGAAGTGATGGATAAATTAGATGAAATCGCTAGGGAGCAGTTTAGTTATGGATCCTGAAGAATACGAACACATTAACGATGATCCCCATGATGGATGGTGGTTAAAACCAGAATACCAAGACGAGGAAGACACTGATGGAGAAAGTTGAGTTTCTAATTCTTAGAAGCCTTTTATATAATGAAGAATTTCTAAGGAAAACCCTTCCTTTTCTGAAAAAAGAATACTTTGAAGACTACAATCAAAAAGTAGTATTTGAAGAAATTAATTCTTTCGTAGAGAACTATAATGAACCTATGACGAAAGAAGCACTCTTCATTGAGATTGGAAGAAGATCTGATATCAATGAATCATCTTATAAGGCAATTAATCAATTGATTTCTTGTCTTGAAGATGTTACTGTAGAGTTTAATTGGTTACTTGATACCACTGAGAAATGGTGTAGAGATCGTGCAATTTATCTTGCACTGATGGATTCTATTAACATTGCAGATGGTAATGATGAGAAGAGAAACCGTGATGCAATACCTAGCATCTTATCAGATGCTTTATCTGTAAGTTTTGATAACCACGTTGGTCATGATTATCTCCAGGACTATGAGGCCAGGTACGAGTCCTACCACAGACAAGAGGATCGTATCCCGTTTGATATTGATTACTTCAATAAGATTACAAAAGGTGGTCTTCCTAATAAGACTCTTAATATCGCTCTTGCTGGTACAGGGGTCGGTAAGTCTCTGTTTATGTGCCATATGGCTTCTTCCGTTCTCCTTCAGGGAAGTAACGTATTGTACATCACGCTTGAGATGGCTGAAGAAAAAATTGCTGAAAGAATTGACGCTAACCTTCTTAACGTAAACATTCAGGAACTGACTGATCTTCCTAAAGTGATGTTTGAGAATAAAGTAACAAATCTTGCAAAGAAAACTCAAGGGTCTCTTATAATTAAAGAATATCCTACCGCATCTGCACATAGTGGACACTTTAAATCACTTCTTAATGAACTTGCACTTAAGAAGTCATTTAGACCTGATATTATTTTCATTGATTACCTTAATATATGTGCTTCCTCCCGCTATCGCGGAAACAGCACTGTTAATTCATATTCGTATATTAAGTCTATTGCAGAAGAGCTTAGAGGATTGGCTGTTGAAGCAAATGTCCCTATCGTATCTGCCACGCAGACCACTCGTTCTGGGTATGCTAGCTCTGATGTTGACCTTACTGATACTTCTGAGTCCTTTGGTCTCCCTGCTACTGCTGATCTTATGTTTGCCCTTATTTCTACAGATGAGCTTCAGGAACTCGGACAAATTATGGTGAAGCAATTAAAGAATCGTTATAATGATTTGTCTGTTAATAAAAGATTTGTAGTTGGTATTGACCGAGCAAAAATGCGTCTTTATGATTGTGAGCAGTCAGCACAAGATGATATCCTTGACTCTGGGCAGGAAGAGGAGTATACTTATGAAGACCAAAAACCCAAGAAATCATTTGAGGGATTTAAATTCTAATGAACGGTTACTACTCTGTATTTGATCCTGACGGAAAGAAGATTGCTGATTGTGGTTCTGAAAGGGATGCAGTTAATCTCCTTGGTATGAGAAATCGTCGATGGGAAGGACACTACTATACGTTCATTCCATTACCTGGTGATATTATCGATGTTGCCTCTAATAAGCAACTTCCTACTAAAGATATCGTCGTCAATATGGACGGTGGTGTTGGAGGCAGTTGGCAGGAAGTAGATTATATTGAAGTTGATGGTAAAAAAATTCCAATACAACAACAATTGCCTCAAGATTGTAAACAACCATTTATTCCTTATTTTCATGACTAGTCAAGTTGATACCCAAAAATACCTGGATTTCGTAAATGAAGTTACCTCTCAACCATCGAAAGACCACGAAGCATTCATCTATCGTCTACAGGAAATTGAAGGTCAAGGTTTTCATTCCGAGCGACTGCTTACTGCTTCTGTAGGTATGTGTGCTGAAGCAGGTGAGTTTACTGAAGTTGTCAAGAAGATTATCTTTCAAGGCAAACCTGTTAATGAAGAAAATATGTTCCACCTAAAACGTGAGCTGGGTGATATCATGTGGTATGTTGCTCAAGCATGTATGGGTCTCGATACTTCTATTGATGAAATCATGGAAATGAATGTAGATAAACTTAAGTCTAGATACCCTGGTGGAGAGTTTGATGTTCACTATTCAGAAAATCGCAAAGAAGGAGATCTATGACCAAAAAATCAAAGAAGAACTCAAAGGGTGATA